ATGTGTTTAAAGCTAGTGAGCTTGAGAACATGAATCCACAGAAGTTATTTAATTATATTTTACAAAACTTGGAAACATCAATGAACGTTTGTATCTTGATGGAGTTACATAAATTACTAAGAGGTAAGAACACTAAATTGGTATTATATACTTATGACAGTTTCTTACTGGATTATGACGAAAGTGAAAATTTATTAGATGACATAGAAAACATATTTAAAAATAAAAAACTACAAATAAAGGTTAAGCATGGAAGCAGTTACGATTTTGAATAATCCTTGTGATATTTATTGGGAGAAAACTCAATTAAATTCCAAAGATTTGAACAACAAGTTATTTTGCACATTCGTTACTGAAGATGTCTTAGATGATATGGTCAGTAGCATATCTGGTGCATATTCGATAATGTATAACAAAATGTTCGTGTTGTTTGTTAAAAGCACGAATGAATATGTTATTACATATAACGTAGATCAAGGGAATGTGAATAACATCCCAACGAACACTATTCTAGTACACAGAAAGAAAGAAACCAACACATTATATACAATTAATGCACTAAACGATTTGATTAAAAAATTAAATGGTGGAGTAGTTGATGTTGCCTTCAGAGTAAATTGGCAACACTATCAGAATTGTATTCTATTGACCCAAAACGGGGACCTCAAACAACTTAATACAAAAGTTTACAAGATTGTAGAACTATAATTTGGTATTTCGCCAAATGGTTAGTATATTCACGTTATAAATATAAATTGATTAGTTATGGATTTAAATGAAATGAAAAACAGACTGTCTGCAATGCAGTCAAAATCTACCGGTAAAGGCGGTGGAGAGAAAAAATCCGTTTTTTGGAAACCATCTGTAGGTAAGCAGGTTGTTCGCGTTGTACCATCTAAGTACAACAAGAAAAACCCGTTCACTGAAATGTATTTCCATTACGGTATTGGTAAAAACACTATGGTGTCTCCAATCAACTGGGGTGATAAAGATCCTATTGTAGAGTTCGCAAAACAATTGCGTAGCACTAGCGACAAAGAAAACTGGCGCTTGGCTAAAAAACTTGATCCTAAAATGCGTGTATTCGTTCCCGTAGTAGTACGTGGTGAAGAAGCAGAAGGTGTTAAGTTGTGGCAATTTGGTAAAGAATTGTATATGGATTTCTTGAACCTTGCTGATAACGAGGACGTAGGAGATTTTACAGATGTAATGAGCGGTCGTGACATTACGTTGACAACAGTAGGTCCTGAAGTAACAGGTACAAATTACAACAAGACTACTATCATGCCTAAAGTTAAAGAAACACCATTGGCAGCTGATAAAGCTGAAATCGAAGCGTTGTTGGATAACCAACCAAACCCAATGGAAGTCTTTAAAAAGTATTCATTCGAAGATATGAAACAAGCACTTCAAGAACACTTGACTCCTGAAGATGAGTATGAAGAAGGTGCTATCATTGATGATGAAAAAGAAGAAGAAGTAATTCCACAATCAACTGGAAAAACTTATTCAATTAAAACTCCTGCTGCTGCTAAAGTAAGCAAAGCAGATAAGTTTGATTCATTATTTGAAGAAGAAGACGACGACTTACCCTTTTAATTAAAAAAACATTATGGCTAGAACTAAAAAAAGCGAATCGCTAACGGCTGCTCTCTCCTCTGAACTTAGATCAAATTTCGATTTGACTAAATTTAAGGAAAAGAAAATGCTCAATTCAAATGTAAAATTTAAAGAGCAAAGGTGGATCCCTCTTAGTCCTGCTTTCCAGGAAGTAACCTCAGTACCAGGTATTCCTATGGGCCATATTGTACTTCTTAGAGGTCATAGTGACACAGGTAAAACAACGGCAATGATTGAAGCAGCAGTGTCTGCTCAAAAAATGAAAGTTCTACCTGTGTTTATTATTACCGAAATGAAGTGGAATTGGGAGCATGCTACTCAAATGGGTTTACAAGTAAACGAAATCGTAGATGAAACAACAGGTGAAGTCCTGAATTACGAAGGTAATTTTATTTACGTTGACCGTGAAACACTACACACTATTGAAGATGTAGCTGCTTTTATTCTTGATTTGTTAGATGAACAGAAAAAAGGCAATTTACCTTACGATTTATTGTTCCTTTGGGATTCAATTGGTTCGGTACCTTGTGAATTATCAGTTCGTTCAAATAAAAACAACAATGAATGGAATGCAGGAGCAATGAGTACACAATTTGGTAACAACGTTAACCAAAAAATGACATTGTCTCGTAAAGAATCATCCCCTTATACTAATACTTTGGTTTGTGTTAATAAAGTATGGACAGCAAAAGCTGAAGTACCTATGGGACAACCAAAATTGATGAACAAAGGTGGATTTGCAATGTGGTTTGATGCTACATTTGTAGTAACATTTGGTAACATTTCAAATGCTGGTACATCTAAAATCAAAGCGATTAAAGATGGTAAGCAAGTTGAATTTGCTAAACGAACCAACATCCAGATTGATAAGAACCACATCAATGGTGTTCAATCAAGAGGAAAAATTATTATGACTCCACACGGATTCATTAACGATACTGACAAGGAACTTAAAACATACAAAGATGCACACGCATCTGAATGGATGAAAATTCTTGGAGGTATGGATTTCGATATTTTTGAGGAACAAGATCAATTTGAACCTGAAAATATATTCACACAAGAACCGGATTAATATGAAGAAAAATGAACTATTTAAACTTCTTGACAGTGTAGTTGAGGAGAATGACAGTGTATCAGCTAACAAGTATGATAGAGTACTTTTAATTGATGGATTAAATCTATTCTTTAGGAATTTTGCAATGATGAACATTGTAAATGCCCAAGGAGCACACGTTGGTGGTTTAGGTGGTTTTATGCGTTCATTAGGATCCTTAATTAATCAAATACAACCTACTGCAGTATTTGTAGTATTCGATGGAATGGGTTCTTCCACAAATAGGAAGAACCTACTCCCCGAGTATAAATCAGGTCGTAACTTGACCCGAATTACAAACTGGGAAGTATTTGAAGACCTAGAAGATGAAGATGATGCTAAAATCAACCAAATTGTCCGCATCGCTCATTACCTAAAATGCCTACCAGTTAAAACAGTTGCTATTGATAAAGCTGAAGCAGATGATATTATAGCGTATTATAGTGATATTTTACCAAAAACCTATGGTTCCAAATGTTTTATTGTTTCATCGGATAAAGACTTTATACAACTGGTTAACGACGATGTTATTGTGTATCGTCCAATCGAAAGAGAATATTATACTAAAGATACAGTTAAAGAAAAATTTGGTGTATTAGCAGATAATTTCATCCTATACAAAATGCTACTTGGTGATAATTCAGATAAAATAGCAGGTGTAAAAGGTTTGGGTGCTAAGGGATTATTTAAAAAATTTCCTGAACTATCTACTGATATACTAACCTTAGATGACATTTTCCGAATTGCAGAAGAAAAACATAAGGAACATGTTATTTATGCTCGCATCGCTTTTGAAAGAGATAGACTAGAGCAAAATTATAAAATTATGAACCTTAAAAAACCTTTATTAGACGATAATGATAAAGAATTTTTAAGAGAATTTGCCGAAGAAGATAATTTAGTTTTGAATAGTGAAGCGTTTTTACGATTTTACCACGATGATGGTTTAGGCCATTTAATCAAGAATGTAGAGTTTTGGATTAAAGACACTTTTAAAGTATTAAACAGTTTTAAATAAGAAGTTATATGACATTAAGTAATTTATCTCAGTACGGGATCAGCTTTCAAATCAAAGTACTATCCTCACTATTAACACACAAGGAATTTTTATTAAATATCCATGATGTTCTTAGTGAAGAATATTTTGATAACCAAGCACACAAATGGGTTATTAAAGAAATCCTAAAATATTACCAAAAATACCACACTTGTCCTTCAATGGATGTGTTGAAAGTAGAATTGAAGAAAATTGATAACGAGGTACTTCAAGTAGCCGTTAAAGAACAACTTCGTGAAGCTTACAAATCATCAGATGAAGATTTGAAGTATGTTGAAGAAGAATTTTCAAACTTTTGCAAAAACCAACAATTGAAAACAGCGTTGTTAAGCAGCGTTAATTTCCTTAATGCCGGAGATTATGATACTATTCGTTCATTAATTGATAACGCATTAAAATCGGGTCAAGACAAAAATGTAGGTCATGAGTACAACAAAGAGGTTGAATCTCGTTATAGAGAAGATCACAGAATTGTGGTACCTTGCCCTTGGCCTTCATTTAATGATTTATTGCAAGGTGGTTTAGGTAATGGAGATTTTGGATTGATTTTTGGTAATCCTGGTGGTGGTAAATCCTGGACATTAATTGCTTTAGGTGGTTATGCTGTTAAAATGGGTTATAACGTATTACATTATACATTAGAATTAGGGGAAGATTATGTAGGCCGTCGTTACGATGCTTTTTTCACCAATATTCCAGTTAATAAAATTACAGAACAAAAATACCGATCTAAAGTAGAAGAAGTTATTGGTAATTTACAAGGACAATTAATAATTAAAGAATATTCTCCAGGTAAAGCATCAATGTCTACTATTGAATCACACATTAAAAAATGTATTGATCAAGACTTTAAACCGGATTTGGTTATTATTGATTATGTAGATCTTCTTCGTTCTAAAAGAATGAATCGTGAGCGTAAAGATGAAATAGATGATATTTATGTTAGCACAAAAGCTCTTGCTCGTGAGTTAAGCATCCCCGTATGGTCTGTTTCTCAGGTAAATAGAGCAGGTGCAAAAGATGACGTAATTGAAGGTGATAAAGCTGCAGGTAGCTATGATAAAATCATGATTACCGATGTAGCAATATCCTTATCTCGTAAACGTCAAGATAAAGTTAACGGTACAGGAAGATTTCACATTATGAAAAATAGATATGGTATGGATGGTATGACTTATAATGTTAAGGCAGATACATCAACAGGTCATTTCGAGGTTTCTGAACGTATTGAAGATGATGAAGAAGAAACAACTTCACAAAAATCAAATGCTCCAACCTTCAATACAATTGACTACATGGACAAAAAAGAACTTAGAAACAAATTTTTCGAACTTAACGCCTAATTAAAATTATGACAAATATTACAAAACCTCGGTTAGTGTACAAACCATTTGAGTACCAAGAAGCAGCTGATTACTGGCTTAAACAACAACAAGCACACTGGTTACATACAGAAGTACCAATGATGTCTGATTTAACAGATTGGAATTCAAATTTAAATGAAACTGAAAAAAATATTATTGGTTCTATCTTAAAAGGATTTGCACAAACTGAAACAGTTGTAAATGATTATTGGTCAGGATTAGTAACAAAATGGTTCCGTAAACCTGAAATTATTATGATGGCTACCACATTTGGTGCTTTTGAAACAATTCACGCTGAAGCTTATTCATTATTAAACGAAACTTTAGGTCTTGATAATTTTGATGAATTCCTAGAAGATGAAGCTACAATGGCTAAAATTCAGAATTTAATGGATGCAAGAGATAGTTTTCAAGGTGAAACAGATTGGCACGAAGTAGCTAAATCATTAGCAATTTTTTCAGCATTTACAGAAGGTGTTAATTTATTTTCTTCATTTGCAGTATTGTTGAGCTTTAAAATGCGTAATAAACTTAAGGGTGTTGGTCAAATTGTTGAATGGTCTATTCGTGACGAATCACTCCACTCAGAAGCTGGGTGTTGGTTATTTAGAACATTAGTACAAGAAAATCCTAAACTTAAAACTCAAGAACTTGAAGCAGCTATTAATGAAGCAGCATTGCTTTCTCTTAAACTTGAGCTTGATTTTATCAGTAAGGTTTATGAGCTTGGTGATTTGGAAGGTTGTTCACAATATGATTTAGAGCACTTTATTAAAAATAGAGTAAATACTAAATTAGGAGATTTAGGATATAAACCAATTGTTTCAAATGTAGATATGACCGCAGTTGAAAGAATGAAATGGTTTGACCATTTATCAGCAGGTAAACAACACACAGATTTCTTTGCAAATCGTGTAACTAATTATTCAAAAGGTCATTTAACTTGGGACGAATCAATTTTTTAATAAACAATGGACAATAATTTATCAATAGACTATACACAGTGGGAACGTGGAAAAGATTATCCCGAATATTTTGATGAAGTAGCATTATCAACTATTTCTAAAGGTTATCTATTACCAGGTGAAACACCTAGAAAAGCTTATAGAAGAGTAGCACACGCTGTGGCGATGCGTTTAAATCGCCCTGACTTAGAAAACAAATTTTTTAAATACATTTGGAATGGCTGGATTGGACTTGCTAGCCCAGTACTCTCGAACACGGGGACAGACCGAGGATTACCGATTAGTTGCTTTGGCATCGATACTCCAGATTCAATCCGAGGTATTGGCCTTACGAACGCTGAACTCATGCGACTCACCTCTTATGGAGGTGGAGTTGGAATCTCCCTCTCAAGAATTAGAGGTAGAGGATCAAATATCACCGGAAACGGAATGTCCGAAGGAGTAGTTCCTTGGGCTAAAATTTATGATTCAACTATTATTGCAACCAACCAAGGTTCAGTACGTAGAGGAGCAGCATCCGTAAATTTAGATATCAATCACGTTGATATTAAAGAATTCTTACAAATCCGTCGTCCTAAAGGTGATCCTAATAGACAATGTCTTAACCTACACCAATGTGTAGTTGTCGATGATGCGTTTATGAAGCGTTTAAATGACCGTGATAGTGAAGCAATGGCGTTGTGGTTAGAAATTCTTAAATCGCGCGTAGAGACAGGAGAACCATATGTTATGTTTAAGGATAATGTTAATAAAGA